TACTCTAATATTACAACTAGCGGTTACTTTATCTTTCCATACGACATAGATACCAGTTGTTGTGATTGTTGGCGATTCAAGATGCCCTGAAAATGCTGTACCATCACCGTTTGTAATTGATACACAAAGATTATCGAAATTGAATGTTGATGAAGATAATCCTAGTGCAGAAATAACATCATTTTTTGACAATAGTAAACATGAGTTATTTCCCGGTAAAATTTCAAGTATTTTGGTACCCATCTTCATGATGGAAATATTCCCTAAACTATTTAATTTATTAAGATCTGTCTTTAGATTACCTAAACTCTGGTTTAATGCACTTATAGCTCCAGTACACGTTCCATCCCCTATCTTGGATATGTCCGTTTTTCCTATCCGCTTTGTGATAAAATACTTTAATCCTGTAAGATCCAAATATTTTGCCATTTTTTCTCCTTCTTTCTATGCAAATGCCGCATCTATTTCACTATTGGTTATTGCAACCATATCCGACTGCTTTATATAGCTGCTTAGGTCAATTTCTCTTGTACCTAATTTTTCATACTTATTGTTAATCCATAAATATTCATCATACACATTCTGTCCTCTTCCAGAATTGGCAATTAAATAAAACGTTCCCTTAACGCCTGTTGATGGCAATGTCTGCACTACTTGAAAATCCAATTTAGTAATACCGGCCATCGCTGTTGAAATGGCCGATGTTACAAATGCTGTTGATGCGGCCTGAGTATTATTTGTACCAGCTGATGCTGTTGGCACTTTAGGTGTACCAGTAAAAGACGGACTCGCTATAGGTGCTTTCTTAGTTAGCTCAGCCTGTACTGCCTTGTTTTGTACCGGGTTTGTTGAAGTGCTACTCAGTTCACTATCTACTGTTGTCTTATTTGCACCTTCCGCTATTCCATCAAGCTTTTTCTTATCACTTACTGACATAAGACCATGTGCAGTCTGTGTTGCATCAGAATAAGTTGTATTTGTCGGTGCTCCATATGTACCATCCCCTCGTAAATACTTTCCATAATCGCCAGCTGCCGGTGCAGGTACCAATCCTGACGTTCCAGCTGCTGAAGCTGTTGCACCTTTCATAACAGCATACGTTGTATTTTCTTTCGGTGGTGTATATCCAAGTGCTTTTATTACATTATCACTTGTAAGCTCTCCTCTGATAGTTTGTGATGATTTGTTTTCAACATTGCCTAATCCGATTTCTTCCTTTGAATGTGTGTGTCCTTTATCACTTTTATCTTCCAATAGAGTTTTAATTTTACTAATGATGTATACCGCACCTGTAAGATTTAAATATTTATTTTCCATAGTTCTCCTTTCTGTTATCTAAAGTCCATTAAATATAGCCTCTATTTCTTCAATGGTAATAGCATTATCATTATTAACTGCATTCACCTCCTCCGGGGTGTATGATGGTTTGTTTTGTGCTTTAGCCCATTCTGGTATGGTTGGATCTGTCTCATACATATCTCCTGATATTTCTTTTCCATTCAAGCGGGGTTTGTTTTTTAGCTGTTCATAATCATCCATTATGTATATTTGCTCACATTCAATTCTTAATTCAGTATCATTTTCCATTTCAAGTTCAATTTCTGTCATATCATCCCCTCTTTCAATATATCTTCAACTGGTACTGACTTGATATTGCTTGCAATTACATTTTCATCTTTTGTCTTTGCCCTGACCTGTATCAATACATTCTTCATAGCATCAAGCTGCAGTGTTTCATCTTGAGATAATTTAATAAATAATGTTTCATCCGAAGTATTCAATTGATCCATGGACTTCTCAAACTCATATTTTCCCTGTTTAAAGGTTACATATATTTTTTCCAAATTATTTATATCACAACCTTTTAATTTTATTTTGATTGTTGGAGTTGTTCCTCTTCTCATACTTCACCTCTTGTCTCAAAACTTATATTGCATCAATTTCCTTGGTACTTATAGTTTCTATTTTATCTACTTTTTGATTGACACTTTCAATTTGTTTTCTAACAGCCTCCCCCGCTGTATCGTATGACTCTCCTGCAAATCCTTTTCTCACATCCTTAAGCTCTGCTTCGTAGTTGCCAAATCTTTTTAACAATTGTTCCACAAGTGTAGTCTGCTTTTCCTCTTCCTCATCACCAAATCTCATTTTTCCAGTACATTTAACAATTATGTTGAACGATATCAGCTTACTGTCACCATCTATCACTCTGATCTGCATAACATTCTGCCCTGCATGAAAAAATGACTCAGAAGGAATAATCGTAATCGTATTTCCATCCACTTCTGCCAAGGCTTTATTAGGCTCAGCCATAGTTCTTGTACACATACTGTACACAACTGCTGCCGCTGTACCCGGAATAGTGTAATCCTTTATATCAAACTCTAATGCGATTGAATTTGTGCCCTCAGTTACCTCTATTGGAGCCTGAAGCACATTCTTTGTAACATATATGTCTCTTTTGATAGTCTGCATTCAAATATCTCCTTTCCTATGCAGGAATAAATCTAACTATATATCTTCCAGCCGGTTCTACACCTGACTCAAGGAAATCATACCAGGATCTCGCATATTGTCTTCGTGCTTCTTCCTCTTCCACACCGGCTCTCTCAAAGTTCTTGAGGTAAGCTGAAGCAAGATACTCCGGTGTCTCTGTACTTGTTTTAAATTGAGACCATGTCAGATTATACGCAGATGTTTTAATCCATTCACCTGTAGATTCTGATAACTGATCAATCCAATATAACTGTACTGTTCCATCTCCTATATCGTATCCGTTAGCCTTCGCCCAGTTTGTATACTTGGTTGCCGGAGTCCACTGCACCAGTCCATAGCCACCGGAATAGTTGCCCTCTTTAAGGCTTTGCCACAATCCAGGATTAATGGTTGATTCTCTCTGCATATTTCCAAGCAGGCCTGAGATTGCATTGATTGTCCAGCCTTTATCACTTAGATATGTATAAATTTCTTTTGCATTGCTCTCCATCTCTCCCTGCGTCAAATATTTATTATTACTAATCATGGATAAGCACCCTCTTTCGATTTTCCTCCTATAAGCAGTCCTCCAACATAATTCTCATAAGTTCCATCCGAATACTCTACTGTTCCGGTAAATCCGTTATATCCGTTTACACCGAATGACTTGCAATCAACATATACTTCGCCAGTCTTAAACATTCTAAATAATGCATTTTCAGTACCGATTTTAAAAATATCATTACTTACTGCAAAAATTCTCCCGACAGTATTACCACTTTTGTCCATGATCTTAATCTCCCCCTCTGAGATCTCTACTCTTCGGCCAAATTCATCACTTCCACAAGTGTATTTACCATATGTCAGTATTCCATCTTTATCCATGATAGTTAGGATGGCTCCATTACCATCTAATACTTTTATAATGCCTGCTATGTTGTCTATTCCGCCAATGGTCAGTGTTCCTCCATATATCCGGTCTGCCAGCATTGTTCCGGCTATAATATAGTCGGCAAAAAAGCCTTTCCCGGTTCCGAATGTACTCCATATCCAGTCTTTTCCATCAGCGGTCCTTTCGGATGCAATTTCAAATCCCATTGAGCCAAGGCACATAGCTCCATATGTAGGTGATTCCGGATCCAAATCCTCAAAGAGCATAGCTCTTACATGCTGTTTTTTTGCTATGTCACGCATTGCATGAAACTGTGTCTTTACCGCATCAAGGATTCCTTTAACCTGAGCTCCAACTACGCTCCCATCATCACGTATTGCACTATCAATACGATTCTGAAGGCTTACCTGATTAGATATATAGTCAAACTGATAATCGCCTAATTTGACTGACGAAATGGTATTGTTCACACAATCCCACTCCAGCTCAATGACTCTGGCATCAGTAACGATGTCAAGCTTCGCATTTCGGCAGTGTACAGTGTCCCCAAGTGATACACTTACAAGCTCCTTGACATCCGAATAAAGCTCTGTATCCTCAATCATAACCATATCAACCTCAATAGTGACTGTTGGCTTGTCTGCTCCCTCTTTCCACTGCTTCTGGCACTGCCTTTCCAGTGCTGCATTCAGTTCTCCCTGCGTATGACAGACGATAATTCCATTGTCTGCATCTCCGTCCTGTGCGTCAGCCTCCATCTTTACATTCTCAAATTTCATGACTTTGTATTTTATAGTCGGGTACTTGTCTATCAAAGGGGAATCCACCCATGGTGTACTTCCATCCATAGTCTGTCCATTATAAGCCTGCGGGATTATTCTGGTGACTACGTTGCGCATATCAACCTCCTCAGACATTCCATTTTCGGCTACGTTCTTGCCATATAGAATCTCAACACCACGGTCACTGCCAGCCTTTTTATCTATGACCACTGTGAAATTATCATAAACAATCTCACCGCCCCATACATTAAGAAATGAATTTTCATTATCGCTGTTCAACGCTTCAATCAAATTCATTTTTTCATAATATGCTGTATTGATATCCGCGATATTAGATTTTGCAGAATACTTTTTGTTAGGAGCTGTCATTATGTCAAGCGCCTGCTGCCCATTCTTATTAGTCGGTCTGACATCCATAAGAAAACAATCATCTTTTGAATCCATGAAAATAGGCTGCAAATCTGCTGTTATCTCTGATTCACTCTTTTCTTTGTGTGTTATCCTAAAAAGCTGTTCTCCATTGAAAGACGGCATCTTCACCACTGCATTATCCACTATATACTTCCATCTGCCTTCATCGTCCAGAGGATGCTCCAATGTAACTTCCCATGCTCCACTTATTTTTGCATTTACAGTGGCAGATGTTGGAAACAGTGTCATGTTTCCGTTTTTTTCAAAATCTGTATTCTCCGGATTATATATCTGAATCATAAGCACCTCCAATTGGGAATCACTTTGAGTTCTCCCCCGCTGAAACTGATTTCATTTTCACCATTTAGAAGATACATATCCTCATAATTGCCTTTAACCTGTGTATTATTCAGAGTACCATCAGACCTATATGCTATCATTCTGTCAGTATCTATAGTGAGATTCTGACCAACATTCGCTGTCATTGTATTTCCGTTTACGGTCAGAGTGCACATACCTTCCGCTGTAATTTTATATGTCGGATGGCAAGTGAGATACTGATTCCACAGTACATCTTTTATATCATACTCTCTAGTACCATCCACAAGATACTGCAGTCCGTCAAGCGTCTTAAAATTTGCTGTAAAATTTCCGATTCTTTTTGTTGTTCTGCTGCACTCGTCAAGCGTGACATGTGTAACCTTATAGAAGAAATCAGCATCATCAGATATTTTTAGCGTTGAATTGTGTGCCGATAGCCAACTCTGTGCCATTCTCCATCTGTCATGCCATCGTTCTACCGGTCCTATGTAGTTGAATTCAATTTTGATTTCGTTTGCCTTATAGGTGCCATCCCACTTATACAGAGTTCCGTCTCTTCCAGACAGTTTTATTTCTGTCATATTTGCAGATGCTGCCGGAAGAGATATAAGATCTTTAGAATAAATATCAATGGAAGACCCGGTCATTCCGTTATATTCAATATCCTGCATAGCTTATCCTTTCGCTCCCTGTGCGTTCAGCATTTTATTTGATACATTTTTCAGAATCAGGTTGGTTAATGCTGACACCGTTTTTTTGTCTCCAATATAAATGTCGTTCTGACATACCAAAGTCATTTTTTGTATTACATCCGCAATCATTGAGGCTAATACACTGTTATTTGACTCATTTTCTTCTCTCATATAAGATTTCAATAACTCAATTGGTAAAACAGCCTCTTTGCCTGCTTCTCCTCCACCCATAAATGAGTTACCGTTCTGGCCGAAAATTGTCGGTCTGTTCAGGATTGTTCCGTTTGCATACCAATCCACGGAAAATTTAGGTACCTTAAGTGGGGAAAGTGACCACTCTCCACTCGCTTTAAAATGAGGCAACTTTATTTTTGGTAATTTCCAATCGAAATCGAAGAATCCTTTAATCTTATCAATATCTCCCTTGATAAAATCGGCTACAGCTCCGAATATGGCATTTACACCATCCCTGAACCATTCGCACTTATTATAAAGTGTCACAAAAATAGCTATAAGTGCTGCAACTGCCGCAATAATTATAAGTATTGGATTAGCGGCCATGACTGCATTTACTGCTGCAAAACCAGTTTTTATAGGTCCCAATACAGGTGCAATTTTAGATATAATGCCAATTAGTGAAGAAGCCCCTCCTGATACCTCGCTTATGATAGAAATCACAGGGCCAACTGCTGCTGCAAGAAGAGCACATTTGATGATCATATTCTGTGTTTCTGGTGACAATGAATTCCATGAATTGATAATGTCCTTAAGAATCGGTGTTACTGTCTGAAGACATTGTGCTAGTATTGGTCCTAATGCATTGCCAAGTTCAAACCCTTCATCCTTTAACTGATTTAATGTGAGTTTGAACTGATCTGCCGGGTCCAACGTTGCATTAAATGTATCACTGACACTTCCAACATTGTCATTCAATGATTTGCCTAGCTCTTCAAAATTCAGTTTTCCTTCCTGGCAGAATTGTGCCAGTGCCGGTCCTGCTTTTGAACCAAACAAATCAATGGCAGCATTATATGCTTCTGTTGAATTATTCGCGCCTGACATTGTGCTTTGCAAATCTGACAAAGCCTGTTTCATAGATTTGCCTTCTCCAGATGCATTAACAAGAGCTTTTTTTAGGCCAGCCATTACCGTACTTGTATCAACACCTGACGTCTCACACTGACCCAGGAAGATTGCGGCATCTGCAGCTGACATACCAAGTTCCTTTAGGGATGCAGCATTAGATACCATTGAGGATGCAAGTGTGTCCATTGATATACCTGTATCCTGTCCTACTTTATTCATGGTATCAAGAAGTGCCCCTGCATCCTTGGATTCGAGGTTGAATGCCTCCATAACCTTCTGGGTGTTATCAATCGAAGATGATACGTCAGTATCATTAAGCGAAGCGAACTCAACAAACTGTTGTGATAAATCCTCCAGTTCCTGTCCTGTCATATGAAACCTTGTATTGACTTCTCCAACCGCACTTCCTGCCGTTGCAAAATCTGTCGGAATACTCTTTGCTATGTTTCTTGCAGAAGTCTGCATTTCCTCAAGAGTATCTCCTGTCGCACCGGTTTTTTCGACAATAATATCCATGCCTTCATCAACCTGTTCCCAGGCTGCCATTATTCCGGCGCCTGCCGCTGCAATCGGTGCAGTAACATTTTTGTTTAATGAGCCGCCGACGTTTCCGGTCGCATCGCTAAAATTTTGTACCTTTTTGGAGTAATCCTCTAATGTTGCAGCACCACTTTCAAGCTTTTGGTTTACATCCTCTAGACCACTTTTGTAGTGATTTAGGGTAGCCTGTGCATTATCCAACTGCTGCCTTGTCTTTGATATTGCCTCTTCATCTCTCTTTTCAGCATTCTCCTGTGCTTTAAGTATTTCGTTGAGCCTGTCAACCTTAGCTGTATAGGCTTCTGTCTGATTTTGTAAATACTCCTGAGTTGTCCTGAGTTTCTCCGCTGATGACGTGCTCTTGTCCCATTCCGACTTGGCAAGCTTGAAGGCAGATCTGTTTTCATTTACAGCATTATTTACTTCTGTCAGTGATTTCTTAAAGTCTACGGTACCGTCTACCTTTAATTTAAGCCCTACAGCTTTCATTTCACTGTCTGCCATATATCACACCCACTTTCTTTTTCTCGACCTCCTGCCACACTTCAAGGCACTCATTAAAAAAAATGGGATCCGAGTTAAAAAATTCATTTTCGCTCATACCCATCATTCTTGCAGCTACCATGTATTCAGCCCAGTTTATTTCGATTTCTTCTTTTTTCTCTTCCTGGTCTGTGGCTGATTCTTTTTTGTTGCTTCTTTTTTTTTATATTTATCAACCTTTTTGCCGAATTCGTCAAACAGCTCTCTTATGACCTCTGGATCCATCGGTGTCAAAATGAGTGCTTCGTCTTCATCTACCTTTAGACCGTTAGACCGAAGAATAATATAAATCAGCTTTGCGGCCGCTTCCATGTTCTCATCTTCTGATAGTGCCTCTTTATTGATTACCTTGTCTAATCCATGTTTCTGGATTAGATATAATGTCATAAAATTAACCTTAACCTCCAGCTTTGTGCCATCGGTTAAGGTTATGATTTTCTCGTCCATAGGTTAATTTTCCTTTGCTGTTGCTGTCAATACTGCTGCAAGATCTGCTTTGGTCAGGATAGGCTTGCTGAAGAATTTATCCTCTGTAAGTCCTTCCGGTGCAGATGCACTCTCTACCCTTGCAACAATGTCTCCATCCTCATTGAATGGATATGCTTTGATTTTGATTGTATCTGTCTGCTCGTTTGCCTTCTCCTCAGATGTTGATATATCATCAGAGTTCTCACTTAGCTTGCACTTTGGATACCAGTCGTATCTGTATCCGCCTTTTCTTAATTTGACCACCTTACCATAAGCAAAATATGGTCGTGGTCTGTTTCCACCTGAAAGAATAAGACCATCAGTATCAACATTGTCACCACGTAATTTTGCAAGTGTATCAGCCGGAAATGCAACAATTTCCACCTCGATATCTGTTGAAGTTGTTGTAATATCACTGTCATACACTGCTCCTGACGCGTATGTATCAGTTGGTTCTCCATTTTCCGTGACTTTTACGCTTTTAACTACTTCTGTCTTCTCCACCTCTTCCGCAAATGTGGATGTCCACCTGCCATCTGTATCCATTGTATTGAAGCACAGATACTGAGCTCCTACAGTCTCCTTCATTGGTGGTCTCTTAGTTTTAATTGCCATAATTGCCTCCTGTTCTATAAATCCAATGCTGCTATCATCTTTTTATAGTATCTTTCTTTGTTCTGTTCAAATAATGGTTTCAAGTGAGCTTTTGCGCTCATTTTTTTCGTGCCATGTTCAAGCATCGGTCCGTAATACTTGCCCCATCCCACATCTATTCCTGTCTTATCACGCTTATAGCTAAATGAGTCAACCAAATGTGTATATCCTGGAGCTGTGACCTTTCTTCTTGGCTTCGGCAGGCGCAACAGGTCGTTAACAAACTCCTTTGCGCCCTCCTCTATTGCATCCAGAGCGCTTTTTTCGTCCACTTTTGAAAGATAGCTTCCAAGCATATCCTGAAATTCTTCCATTCCGGAATCTTCAAATGTAATATCATTCATTCATCGTCTCCAGCGAGAAATACGAGTGCCAAATTTTATCGTCTGTAATAAATTCATGCAGGATAGTTGGGTGTAGTCCCTTTTTGCGCATCATATCTCTCAGCATTATCAGCTTTTCATTTCTTGGTGTGCGAGAATAAAAGCTCACCTGCCATGTGATTTTATCTTCATAGTTGTCACCTGATGCCATCACATCATCCCATGCTATTTCCCAATAATCAATTCTCGGAAACTTCTTTCCATTATCAAGATCAGATATTCCTTCATTGACCGGACAGCCAGTGGCATGTAACATCTCACTAAGTTCCTGTTTCGTCATCATATACCTCCCTGTCATATGCCGGAGTCTTAAGTGTCAGTTCTGTTTCTTTGAAACCGTCTTTAGTGGTCACGTGAGCCACATTGTATATCTCATGCTGTGCTCCATCTATTACACAGATGCACTTGCTGTTGACCTGCTTATACTGTGGAATACTGATTTTCATTGTAACCTCTATTCCATCTGCAGACAGCTTAGCTCGTGTTGTATCAAATACAGAAAGCTCCCTGTACCAGATATGCATCCCGGTAGATCTTACCTTTTCCACCGGAAAGTCCTGCAAATTATCCTCCTCTATCCTGAGAAGTTCCAGCACACCATCTGTATATTCAGGCATTGCCATCCACTTCCACCTCCGTTTCCATCTGCCACGTTAAAATCATACTTGAATAATTATCCATAAACTCACTGACTCTATGATGATATGCATAATACATGTAATTTTTAAGCAGCATCCTATATGTCAGATCTGTTGTGATATTGCAGCCGGGATTTAAGCTCCCGACTGTACATTCACCCTCTCTTGCAAGATTTGCAAGCTGACTGTCTTCGTAATATGGCGGAATCTGGAATTCTGCCCTCATCTCTGATACCAGTGCTGTCAGTTCTGTGTTCTCCATATTACTGCCTCTCTTTTATTATTCCTGTCCAGCCTTAACGATTGTAGCCTGTGTTACAGGGAGCACATACTCCTCCAGCTTAGTTACATCAAAGATAACTGCAACATTGTCATCTACGGCACGGCCGTTTGCATAACATGATGCGATAATGAGATCTGCATTTTCCATAGCCTTTGTCTGGTCATACTCATTGACTCTCACACCTGTTGTTCCCATAGTGTAGTATCCTGCAATTGTAAATGCAGCCTTACCCTTCGGACAATTTGCATCTACGATTTTCTCGATGTCAATGAATGACTTGTTGACATAGCCGCCTGTCAGAGCCTCTCCATACATGCATGGATCCACATATTCTGCCTCGTCTGACGGATTGCAGATAAGATACAGCTTGTCTACAACACGCTTACCATTATTGGTAAGAGTCTTTCTCACATCTGAAAGTCCTTTAGGGCTGAATTTTGTGATGTTTGTCACAACCGTCTTAGCCTTGTTGGTACCGTCGCTGTTTGATGTTCCAATCTGACGGAAAATACCAATCGGTCCTGTCTTTCCATCTCCATCAAGATATCCCTTTACAAGACCATCCTGCATGGCTTCTGACAAAATTGCCATAAAATAACGGTCAACAAACTCAAGCGAAAGCTCTCTGATTGCCTTTGGAATAACTAAGTAAGCGGTGAGCATGTGAAGGTCAATGTTAAGTGCTGAAATCTCTGTGCTCAGCTCGCCCTTAACTGAGTCTGTAAGAGCTCCCCATACTGCTGCACCTGTATGTGATGCAACAATCCACTTCTTGACATTGGCAGGTGCCATGTTGACAAGCTTAAGGATTGGTGATGCTTTCTTGACATCATCAAGTGTTCTGTCAATGATTTCAGTCGGAATGATATCAATCTGATTGGCCGTGATTGACTGCTTGATATCTTTGAAGCCTTCATAGAAGTTTTTCTCTTCCTGTGAAAGGTTACGGAGTCCGAGCTGCTTCTTGAAGTCGGCATCATGGCTCGCACGCTCTGCCTCTGCTACAACCTGATTGATCAGATCTTCATGCATAGCTTCCTGCATCATCTTGATTGACTGCATAATTGCTTCTGATTTTTTCTCTGGCGGTGCATCATTTAAAAGCTGCATTACCTTGTCTTTTACTTCCTGGTTTAAATCTTCTACCTTCATTTATTTTCCCTCCTGATTAAAAAAAGCACCCCAACCGGTGCAGTCTGTTTCTGGTTCTTTTTTGTGTGTAAGCTGATAGAACTCTGCCAGCTGTTTCTGATGCTCTGTACGATTCTTTAGCCGCTGCTGCAGCATTTCATTTTCTTTCAGCACCTCCTGCAATTTTACATCCGATGCTGTTTCTTCTTTTGGTGCTACCCCGATTTCATCAATCAGGCCATATTCCAAGGCCATCTGTGGGGACAGCGTTGTTGTCTTATGCATCATCTCCCGCAGCTCATCCTCGGAAATTTTTGCCCGCTGCATAAACAGTGCTACACAGCTATCCATAGCGACATCCAGATTGTCCGCTTCTGCTCTCAGGTCTGCAGCATTTCCGCTTACCGTCTCCCACATGTCATGAATGATTGCGGTCGTACCCTGCCCCATAATGCGCTTATCGCATGCCTGCAAGATCGTAAAGGCTATCGAATGGCATCCGCCCATTACAATTCCCGTTTTATAAGATCCATGCTGCTGCAGCATATTATAAATCGCGGTTCCCTGATCGACGCTTCCGCCATTGGAATTAAAGTAAATCTTAATCTCATCGGTCTCCGGAATTGCATCCAGAAGCTCCTTAAAATGCTTTGCTGACGTCTCAGAATCTTCGTACTGCCATGTGTCCCAGTTGAACGGACCTGTTTTTCTTATTTCATCAAAAATAAAAATCTCATGAATATTATCCGTCTGCTGGAACCTGTAGATTACATTTTTCTGTTCCATGTCCTATTTCCTTTCTTTAAATTTTATGCTGTTTGACGGACAGCTCCGAGATATTGGATCACCTCATCATCATCTAAATAAGTTCTTCTGTTTTCTCATTCTGTCCCTCCTCTGCATAGTTTTTGGTCAGCGCTCTCGCCTGACTGAAATCTGTATTAAGTAATGGATAACCTACCATTTCACGCAGCTCATCATAACTAAATCCGATTCCGCGCAGCTTATCCAAATTTACAGCACTGTCTACAACATCCACATGCTTAAATCGAGCAAGCCATACAAGCACACGTTCGCATTTTTTACTGTAATCATTCTCACCAACGATATACGCTGTTAAAGTATCGTTAATTACTTCCGCAACCGGGCCGACAGCATAAGTGATAAATTCATTGGTGGCATCTGACTGCTCTGTGATATTGCCATTAAATACTGCTTCCGGAATGTCAAAGGCATTGGCTGCTTCGTTGTTTATGGCCAAGGCAACCTTGGCAAGCTCCTCCGCTTTTGCGCTCGCATTTATCTGTATATTTTCAAGTGAGACACCTTCCGACTCTGTCATTACCATCAGATCTTCGCTCTCAAGCAGTCTCTTGATTTTCTCTGCATACATGTCCTTGGTGACTATCTTGTCAGTTCCATCAGCCTGCTTTTCCCTGAAGGACTGTGCTGCACCCAGCTTCAGTTTAAATTTTGGCTGATTTGATAGACGAATCATGTAATTAATTGCATTGAGCGTATTGTTGTATTGATTCACAACAGACTCCAGATACACTCTTATCTTTGCATTGTCGTACCGTAAGTGAATCACCTCTGATGACATAAATTTTTTGTATAAACCATACTGTTCTCCTGCACATTCAAGCGTTATGTTGCTGTACGTGCGCTCTGACAGCACACTGTTTGACACTTGCCATGCAGACGCTTTGTAATATTTGCCGTTCATCGGGATGATAAGCGCTTCCTGTGTCCATAATAGTTCTCTTATAATCCTTGTCCAGAAATATGTGCCACACTCATGGTCATTTGGCATTACATTGAGTCTGTACTCTATACTGCTTTTCTGTGTGCTGTCTGTCTGAACTATTATGTCCGACTTTGCAATTGCTCTTGCAATCATCATCACAGCTTTTTCAATTGCCAGTTTTGACAGATTAAGCTTTTCCAAGTCAAGCGCAATAACCTCTGCCATAGACTGCATCTCTTTGTTCTTTTTTTGAAACAGAAAATCAAACATTGCTGCCTCCTAAATGTATATTATTTGAACCTCCAGCTCATCTTTGCAAAACATAGCAACATCAAAAGCCATAAATCCATCATTTTTCCTTAATTTCGGTTCAATCTTCCCGAACATCTTGTTTCCAAACTTGTCCTCACTCACGCTTGTATTGTTTGTGTACCAACGCATTATTGCTGATGCTCCAAAATTAATCATGCCCTGACTGAACATAGACTGGATAAATGGTGCAATTATTCCGGTTGCTGATGTAATCTTCCGGATCAGCCGGACTACACCGTTCGGATTCTTACGATCCTCAATCGTAAGGCCCCGTTCTTCGAATGCCATCTTAAACAGAGTGTAACGGTATGTATCCATTGCTATCTTCTTGACATCATATTCAGCACATCCTTCCATGCACCAATCAACTATGCTATTCACATCGATTACAGGTCCCGGTACCACCTCGAAATCATCAAATTCGGTCTGCCCTATGTTCTTAAGCGGGAACTTGATGGAGTCTAAAAAAGGCGATTCTGCACAAATCCATGTGTGTTGTCGCCATATATATTCTCCTGATTCAGTTTTTGTCAAAACTCCCGCCGATGCAAAGTCCCTTATGTCGGCATAATCGATTCCAATTACAGCCGGCTGCCCTTTTGTATCGATTGTCATTCTTGGCTTTTTCAGTTCTAATTCCTCTGTCGTACTGCCCTCATAACATGCACGCAGTACATTCAGCCATGTTGTGACCGTTTCCTCTTCCTTTCGTGCCGATCTGTCCATTCGTTTTGTAATAAATTCCGGTCTCTTTGACGGTATCTTTTTCATTTCAAGATAATCGTGCATTATCTGATTGGCCAGAATCGGCATATACTCCATTGATGGGTTGGCTTTGTGCCATGCATCAGGAATATCAACCTCTTTCATGCTGTCAATTTCGCAAATGAATGGATAATATCCCAGTGGATTTTCACCGGTCTCAAGGATTTCAGCGCACATTGATGAAATCTCATCCAACGGACCGTCTCTGACGTAGCCATCTGTGGTGATAATAAACTCTCTGGAATGTTTGACTTTTCCGAATGAAGACTCAAACACATTTATCTGATCATAATTCTCGTAAGCATGAATCTCATTGAGCACCAGGCATCCGGTTTTCTTGCCGTCTTTGGTTTTGGCATTTGAAGTGTTATATTTCATTTCAGAGCCTGTTGCAAGGTTCGTAATCAGCTCCTTTGTTACTGAAAATTTTCCTTTGAACTTTGCATTTTCGTGGAGCATGTCATAGGCAACCTTGAAAGTGTCCTTGACCTGGTCTTCTGAATTGGCCACAATCTCAACATGATAATTTCTGACACCATACAGAGGTGTCTGCATAAAATTTGCCAAGGGAACAATGAAGCCGTCCTTTCCGTTTCCACGTCCTTCTTTGATGAAAAACTTTGGGAATACCGGAATATCGTCTTTGTACATGAATACAAACGCGTATATGAACTTCTGGTATGGAAAAAGCTCATAATAATTTACTTTGCAGTATTCGAGACAATTCTCATAGGTCTCTTTATCGAAAAAAATATCATTTCGCTTAAGTAATGGCTTTACAATGTTCTTGATAAGCTGTTTTCGTTTTTTGTTTACCCACTTCGTATGTTCTTTGACATATTTGAGATAATCATCAATTTCCTTACAGATAACCATCTGTTGCTTTTTCCGGTTCAGGTACCGGATCCTTGAGTCTCAGATCAGCTAAAATCTTGAGCATAGTTGCTGTTGTTTTTTGCAGATTGACAACAGAATCATTTGTTTTCTCGACTACAACTCCATTTCCATTAATGGTCTTGTATCTGAGTCCTTTAGACTTGATATCACTAATCAGCTTCTTTTTCAGTGACCAGTAATATACATAATCGTCAATCATATCTTTGTAAAACTCTGCATTCATTCCCCGAAGCTCCAACTGCTTGACCAGAGAATCTCTTATTTCCGTTTTTGTCAATCCGCTCACCTCCCTTTTTCTCAAAATATGTCTGTTTTTTGTGTATAATTTGCATATTTTTTAACGGTTTTCATTAAAAAAATAACTGTATTTTTGTGTTCTTCAAAAAAATTCTTCTTAAAGTAATTTTTGAAATTGGTACCCCTTGCCCTTTTCACGCGAGATTTCAAAATTTTTCCGGAGTCATGCCCACATGCCCGTTCGCCATTCAAGAAAATTTTGCAAAAATTGACCGGGGGGGTATTACCAACGCTCCCGGCTCGCAAGTTTCTTTTTTCTTTTAAACTTGTGAGGCACTCTGCCATGTCTGATGTTGTGACAGCGAACGCACAGACTAATAAGATTGTTATTATCCAGTGCAAGCTCCGGATGCTCCTTCAGTTCCTGTATGTGATGTACCTGCTCCGCCCTTGCTATCTTCTTTTCTTTCTCCGGCAGCCATTTTCCTTCTGCCACAGCCTTTTGGATTCTTGCCCTGCAGTCCTGACACTCAAAGCGATCCCGCTTTAATATCTCTATTCTTTTGGCTTGCCATGCCTTACTGTCATAAAACTTTTTTGCTTCTGTATCTGTCATTATTCCAAAATAAAAAGGACCGGCCCTTTTGCCAATCCTTTATGCTTACACTATATCACACATCAAACGGACAAAACGGACAACTTTATTTATTTCCTTTCTGAGACTGCTGCAGATATCTGTCATGTTGCTTGCGCGCACTGTCGGCTGTAATGCCTATCTTCTGTGCCACTGTGTTCCAAGAATAGCACCTGACATGACGATACAACATAATCTGTCGAACGACTGTGTCGTCTATTGATATAATCCATGAGATAATTCTGTCCTGCTGCTGATTGAGCTTTCTCTTCTTGGCTTCAATCAGCTCTCTTACACTCACAGCCTTAATTGCCAAGTCTGCCATCTGGTCACTGCTTCCAGTTCCCGGAGTGAATGGCAAGCCTGTAATCTGCATTGCTTTTCCTTCCGCTTTGCTTTCAATCAGCTCCAGTTGTTCTTCCCACATCTTGATTTCTTTTTTGATATAATATACGCTTGTTAATTCTTTCTTCGTCATTTGTCACTCCTCAATTCCGAACCATGCGAGCATAGATATAAAACGCTGCATTGATACCATTGTACCTAACCTCTGCATCCAGGAACTTGTATCCCGGATATTCTTTGATGAGTTCTGTCTCTAATACTGTGTGGTCTTTGGCCATCTTCTCAACACGGCGCTTCTTGAACTTGCTATAGCTCTTTGTCGGCTCCGGTGGCTTCTTTAAGTTTCTTGAGCTCACCCACCGCTTAGTACCGTGTGGATTTCTTGATATATATTCTCCTAAACCTGTGATGAGAAAATCATCATCAGGTGATATTCTTCGTGTGTTTGGTCTGTCGCATTTCTTCCAGAGCGATTCCAGCTCGTCTCTGTCCATGCCGTCTCCGGTCATGAGAATGTGAAAGTGTGGTCTCACATATCCATCAAATGCGAGCACGTATATGTACTTGATATTTTCCAGTCCTTTTCTTTTTCTCCGGTAATTTATCTTTGCTATAAAATTCTTGATATCTTTTCTCGCTCTCTCTTCGTCTGCCGGAAGCTTGTCATCATTCCACCCGAACGTGCACCACAGGTCACCTTTTCCAAAGTTGATATTCCCGAGCCTTATAAGATACCGCCTTGCATTTTTATCGTTTAAGTTTTTTTGAGCTTTGCTTGATGGTCTCTTTTTGGTCTTCGGCATGTCACTGAGCCTTGGGTAGCTTGGGTATATCTGGGCTTCAAGGAGAGTGGTCTGTGACTTTATGTTGGTGCACTTCGTGGTGGCTGTTCTGTACAGGCAGTTTACCTTGCCCTCTTTGAGAAGCTTCTCAAGCCTCTCCTCCTCGGTGTCATCTATGTATTTTTTGAAAGCCTCTTCGTAGTCGTAGTTGTCGTATCTTCTCATACTGTGTACTCTTAAATATAAAAATCCCTCATTTGTTAATACCCATTACGAGGACGGTAAAGAATTTTTACCTATATATTATGGGTTTACTGCTGCCTCTGTGCCGCTCTTATCTTTCTGTTGTATTCAGCCTGATACAGCAGCTTTTTGTCCGTTGTTAGAACGACTCGTTTAAGAGTTGTCTCATACTTTTTCAATTTCTCGCACGTTTGTTCCCAATCTTTCCATATTGTATCGGTTATGTTTCTTTTCATGGTTTTTCCTTTCCTCTATATATGTAGAGACACAGCCTGCTTGTGCAAGCTGTGTACACATGTCTTGTAATATTTGCAGGTCGGTGTGCAGTCGATAGAATCAAATTTACATTTTTGGGGTTTTATCGGTTTCATACCACTCAGTGTTCTGCTCTTCAACTGCTGCCTCCTTTAGTTCATATCCCATGCACTTTACCGGTCTGCTTGGTTTACCGCATTTTTCGTAGTACTTACAGTTTATGCATTCATTTCTGTTCATTTTGTTGTTCCTTTTCTTCCTGAATCTTATCGTATTCTCTAATCAATAGCAGTCCTATCACAAACTCTGTTGTTCCGATCAGGACAATCGTTGAGAGAATTCCATATACTATAAAATCTATTCCTGACATATTATTCCTCACTTTCTAATAACTCTGGATTGTCAAATATATTGCCGATAACTTCTACACATTTTCTTTCTTCCATCTAAAATTGCCCGGGCCATTTCCGTATTGAATAAAATCGGTTTAATTGCCATCTACCCCACCGCCTTTCACGATACGCATAACCGTCTGATATAGCGCAGCATTTCTTCCAACCAGCTTTGTTATGTATGTATCCAACTGCTCAACAACTGCATCCACATCATAGGCGGTCGGTTGTTCATCAATAACATTCATGATTTCCATCGAATCAATACAGTCAGAAAAATCTACATTTTCGAGTTTATCTGCATTAATCAGTCTCATCGTTCACCCTCCTGTTCCATGCTTTTATTTCTGCTCTCTCTGCGTCATTATAAGAACCCGCCCATGTTCCCCCGCTTCTTCCGTGACAATTGTTGCAGATAATCTGCGCCCAAAATCCTTTATCTTCTCCCGGAATCCGTTCATAATTTATTTCAGCTTTTCCACCACAAAACGGGCATGGCTTTAATTCTTCATTCATCGTCTTTCCTCTTAACATTAGGTAAAGGGAGCTGGGGGTAAGGGCTCCCTTGTGTATAAATGGCTTACAAATCAGTTTTTCGTGATATAAATAATTCGCATGCCAGGTTTCTTTCGCTTTCGCAGGTGTTTCAACCTATAGCTCATAGTGTGGTGTCTCTATCCAGTAGAAATCCACTCCTGAGAGGAGTCTTAAGACCTCAAGCTCCGGCTTGTAGACAGGACTCGTGAAGCATATTCCGACTGCCATCTCGTCATTGCATGACACGAGCCAGTCTCCGTGCACTGCAAAGGTGCTTGGTGGATTTTCGTCATCGCGGCACTTATCTGGGTTGACCATTGCTAAGCGCGCATCGTTGATGAGGCGTGCTCCGCCCGGTGTCTTTACTACTGTCATCATATTGTCGTTCTGCATGATCTTAATCGGTGAGATTAGTGCTTCCTTTGTATCCTCCGCCATGTCCCACAGGAGTGGTTTTCTTTCCGTTTCAAACTGTGGGTCGTGTCCTTTCTGGTATGTCATGAACTCGCCCTTTTCCGGTGCAAGACCGCATGTCTTGATTACGGTACCTAAAAATTCCTTTGTGATTCTTGTGTTGTCGGCTTCTATTATCCAGCCGGTACCGTTTAGGATGTACATGCCTTTCTTTGTGAGACCGAACTTGACACCCCACGTTTTGTAATCAGTTTTTAAAATTTTTTCTAGTTTTGCGCAATCTATAAACATTTTCTGCCTCCTAACTTTGTGCTTCTCCATATCTGTCAACCTTGTCGCGGAGCCATTGTCTGATTTTCTCCGGAAAAATTAAATCTGATGCCAATAAGTGGCCACTGTGATGCTCCTCTGCTATGTAATCAGCCAATTTTGCCACCGTAAGAGTGTTCATATATTCTCTTCTTGTCATGCATGCTTCTATGACTTCTGTCTCTGGCTTTTCGTCCTCTGTCTCTGGCTCATTTTCCTCTATGCTTTGGGCTTCATTTTCTTCCTTTTCAATGCTCTCAGGCTCTGATTTTTCAAGGATTTGTGGGGATTTTTGCGCCGGCGCAATTTGCTCTCCAAGGCTCTTTTCTCCTGTCTGTTCCTCGGGCCTGTCTGCAGGCTCTCTATTATCCTCTCTGCAGTCTGTATCTCCGTCGGTGGAATCATCCTTTTGCTCTTCTCCTGCTCCAGGAGCCGGCTCATTATCTGCCACGCTTCCCGATTCAGTCTCTTCGACCTCATCAGTGCCAGCTTCTCCAACTGCTGCATTGTCATCCTCTGACTCAGGAGTTTCTGCTGTAGTATGCTCTCCTGTTGGCTCATTTTCCTGTACTTCATTATCTCCTCCAAAATGGTTCTGCCATGTCCGGGTGCCTGCTGCATCCTCATCAAAGATAGAGCGCATAACCTGGTAGAATTCCCACCATGACATATTTTTTGGTGTATCTCCGAACTTTTTAATTGTGACGCGGTTCTCATACATCATCATGAAATAGAGACCTTTTTTGAATGAACGGTTTCCGGCCGGATTTACGATTTCCGCAAAGCGGTTCATTGATTCCTCGTCAAACTCGTTTGAGTACACCTCATTGAGGATATCCTTGTTGTCCTCAAAAAATTTCTCTATCAGCTGACTTATGTCATCTGCCACACCTGCTGCAGGCTCGGTCTTATTGAATCTCTTTAGCTCTCTTATGTCCTCTCTTGATGCCTCAGGCTGTATCATCTGCCTGTCAGAGTCGGGGAGCTTGAGCATTTCCTCAAGCTGGCTTCTTCCAAGGTCCGTATACTCCGGTCTCAAGTGTTCTGAATATCCGTCAATCGAGTATTCGCGATTGATGGATATAAATCGGCTTGTTGTGGATGCCTCAAGTCCATACTCAGCCTTGGCAAATTCTGCTATACTCTTGTAGCCGTCATTCTCATAGAGTCTTTGATCATCAATCTGTCTGAGTGCATAGCCTATTCTCACGAAGCTCTGCTTCACTCCTATAAGCTCCTGCCTCAGTTTCTGTTTCATTTGCACCCAGTCATCGAGTGTCATCTGTACGTATTCCATATATCCTCCTATGCCATGAAGTGTATCTTCACTGCCTGTTCCATTGCTTCCAGTATCTCCTCGTCACTCATTTTCTCCTCCATTGTCTTCCTGCTCTTTCTCTTTTCCGTCTTCTCCGAACCTTTCCCTGCCTATCCGGTTGTACTCATTAAATATCTTCTGGAACTCCTCGTCCCATCTTTCTCCGTGACCTGCTTCCTCGCCTGCTGCTACATGAGCCAGTTCATGTGCGAATATCTCCGTCGCATCCGTGATGCTCAATTCTGCGCTGATTGCGATGACCGGTATTTCTCCTTTGTTGAACTGTGTGAACCCGAACGCTCGATTTCCTTCATCGTCTTTTATGTTCGGCTCAATGCAGGCTTTGTATTTCTTGTCTGGATAGAGGCCCCGAAAAGCCTCATCCAGAATCGTGAATGGTGAATTTATAAAAATCATGTTTTTTCTCCTATGCTGAATATGCTATAGCCATTGCCGGCATGCCTGCTGTCCTCAGTGTTCCTGTCACGAGCATTCGTATGTACCTGTTGAGCCACTTCTGTATGTTCTCCTGATCAGGCTTCTTGTCGTGGGCTCCGTACCACTGCAGTATGTTCGGTGTTGTGGCTTCAATTTCGACAGTGACATACTGCATATTCGGTGTGTCCTTGAATCTCAAGAAAAGTATGTATGTCTCTCCTCGATCGTGTTTTCCTAAGTAGTTATCTCCTCCCACACAATGATGAAGTACTCGCCCCTCTGTTACTATTTCCTCTGCTGACTTTGCCGGTCTGATGATGTATGTATCATCCTCGTAGTAATATTTATTTCTCAACTTTCTGTAGCTGTATCGAATGTTCGGGAAACGCGCCGCAACATCTTTCAGACGCTTGTCTATTTTTTCTTTGTTGACCTCTTCCACCATCTTTTCGTGGGCTTCATCCAGGTCATGTGGGAACTGATATACCGTGTTGGTCAGATCGTAGCCTCTGTCTTCTCTCATGCTAAGATAGTCAGCGTATGTAGAGGCCATGTGTCTGATTCTGTATACTGACCGACTGCAGCCTCCGTAATCACAGCATGCATATTTCTTTATGCGGTTTAAAAATTTCTGCAATGTCATGTATTTTTCTGCGAGCACGACCTGTGTGTATGTGAGTCCGGTCTCTGCCAGCTGCTGCACCTGTTCATCTGTCCAGTTTTCCGCGAGTCTCTTTTCCATCTGCAGAACCCTCAGCAGACCTATATCTCCTTTTTCCTTGATAAGCAACTTAAGCTTTTCCTTTCTGATGCCGAGAAACTCATCCGGTCTTGTTGCTGTTTCGTCTTTGATGATTCCATACTGGCATTTGACAAGCCTCTCAGCTACTCCTATCAGGTGCATCTTCACAAGCATTTCAAGCTGTGGTGTACGCATGTAGCACTCAAGGTACTCAACCGGATTGCATACGCTCATGAGACTGTTTGTGTATTCCTTCATAGCACTGTATTGAAACATGGTCCCTGTCATCTCATCATATGTCTCCGGCAGGATTGGCCCGGAATTGATTCTGATGCTTGACAAGCCATATAGATTGCAATCATCCCAAAAGTCTTTTCCTACATACGGATCATGCTTGTTGTAGTCAACCTGCACCTTTTTGCCGGGTTCGAAATATGCTCTTGCCAGTTCAACCCCCGACAGCTTTTCATAGGCATTGTACATTTCATCGCCGTTCTCGCCGGCAATGAAGCCGAGTGTCCACTCTTTCTCTACTTGTATGTATCTCATAACAAAACCATTGTCCTTATATTTCTGACCAAGAAACAGATACCGGGTTTTTCTGATGCTGCCTTTTACTTTTCCTTTGCACTTGTACTGTCCGCGTGCACCACACATAGGACATGTGCCGAAGCTGTTCTCTCGCGGCTCTTCTATGTTTCTCTCAAACTGGTCCTCGTATGCTCCACTGCTTTTCCATCTTGCAGTGGTCACACCGCCACACTTACTGCAGGCTATGTCAGCCCGGCTTCCATGCTTCTTGTAATATAGAAAGTGCTCATCATGGAAATACGCGTGATCAGCTCTGTACAGTATTGCTTTTTCAGGTAGTGCCTTGGTGTTTGCCTGTCTGTCCTTCAGTGCTTCCTGGCGTCTCTTGCGCTCTCGCTCTACTCTGTTTATCCTTTCTGTTGATGTGATGTCGGCCTCGTATCTTGATATGTGCTCCCACCACCAAGAAGCTTCGAAAAGCTTGGTGCCGCAAAAGTTCTTTATCCTCTCAAGGTCTTCCGGGCTCTGCAGGATATTTTCATCTGTCAGGATTCCCCCGGTGTATGTTTCCATCCATATAGGTCTGTAATATGAAACATACTGGCGCGTCCATATATTTTTGTCCGGCCAGTATGTTCCGAAGTCCTTCTTGGTAAGTGTGATTCTCACCACAGGAATCTTTTTTGACTCCTTTTTATTTTCGTACACCTCAAGGAGCAGGTGTTTTTTATGTCCTATAATCTTGATTGCAGTAACCCCAATGTACTTTGCAGATTTTTTTCTGCTTATCTTCTGTAGTCCTAGGTATGGTATTTTTTCTATTGTTTTTTTCTTCATCTGTAGTGCCTACTTTCCCATGTAGTAGTCAGTGATTATCTTCTTGGCTCTTGCCATGCCCGGGATACCGAGCGTGACTTTGCTCGCCGATACGCCTGCTGCCTTGATGATATCCTTGTCCACCGTCTGCTGATTCTTGAAGGACCACATCAGGATGGCGGCTATACAGCCCTTCAATGTTTTGCCTTTCTTTCTGACATTGTGAGCCAGAAGCTCATTCTCCATGCATTGTCCTCTTAGGTACTCCACCCAGTCCTCCATGATTTCCTTTGGCTTAAGCTCTGCTGCCTCGACATCAATCTTGCCGAGTGCCGCCGTGAGCTTATCGCACAGCTCCGGGATTTCTCCGTTGGCGTACAGGTCCACGAAGTCAGCCTGTATTCCATTTTCTTTTGCCACTACCTTGAGGGATTCTATGTCACCCTCGTTAAGCAGGTTTTCTGCAAGCTCATTTATCTCACTAAACGAATCAAATTCTCCAAACTTATCAAACATATGGTTTCTCCTTTAAAAAACTCCATTTATCGTATTTTCGCTCTGCATCCGTAAAATCCGGATAAAACTCATCCAGATATGCTCTGAACATGCCGAGCATCTCTTTTCTATTTCCACTGTTGCCGTTGTCCAGCATATGATGGTGGTACCGGCATCCGACTGCTCCGTTCTGCCTGATGCCAAGTCCCATGGATGAGCGTGGTATGTAGTGCATGATGTCTGTTATATCCATCTCAGGGACTGCTGTCGGTGGCATCTCATAGCCTATCTGGCAGAATATGCACCGATAATTGTCACGCTCTCTTATGGCAGTACGCTCTTTTTGTGAAAATTCAAGATATTTTGTATATTTAGGCATA